TAACTAATCGGTAAACAACATTTAAAAATTTAAACCATGTCAAAAGTCAATAAAATAAAGGCATCTATTGACGATGCAATGTATAATAATGAGCTATCTAATGATGATATAGTTGAATTAATTAAACACGTGGGAGCGTATGGTAATATTATGAGTGTTAAGGACTATTCAGACCGAAATGGAATAACAGTCCAAGGTGTTTACAACCACAGAAACGTCGTGAATATTTGGGGCTTTAAGTTTGTGGTGCAGAATGATTAACGCCACCTAACAACTGTATCAAATTGATTAGGCAAAATCTCCCAAAGTTCATTGATCGTTTTTCTTGAATGAGTTACATCCATTAGTCCATCTTTGTTGATGTCGGTAAATGATTGACCAACTAATGGGCAACCTAATGTGTCAGTATTGTAATTTCCTGCATGAATAAGAATCTCTGATCTATTTGGCACTTTTTGAATATGAAATGACTTTCCGAATTTCGGGCTAATGTGTTTGTTAGTTGGAAAATTTCCCGCTGTTATACAACTGATTCGCCTCATGTTTTTTCGCCATGGCAACTCCAGAACTTTGCAATCGTATATGATTTTATTATCCTTCACAACATAAAGTTCGCCTTCAGTTTGTTTTGGATCTTCGACCGGGCTTTGATATATTCTGACTATTTCGAGTCTCATTTCTTCTTAATTTTCGACCTCATCCAAGCCTGAAATATTTCGTACGCATCTTTCACTATTGACTCGAGCGCGTCCGTTATGTCGCTGCTGACCCATCCAACAACAAAAGCAACAAAGATAGCCATTCTGGTGTCCATGTCATCCATGAAATACATCACAACCCCTAATGTTCCGAGTGCTAATAATCCACCACTCACAGCACTAATAATAATTGTCTTAATGTTAAAATTCTTCTTAATGCCTTTTAGAATTGAACTAATTAAACCGACAGTTACTGTATATACGTCCATGTTTTCCTTCATAATTTAAACTTTTCCTCAAAATATTTGTCTATTTTATACATTAAATAAGTTGTAGCTAATCCAACTGCTACACCTGCAAAGCTATACACTAAATCAGGATAAGTTGGCGCACCGAGACTAAATGCTAAATCCCAAATAACTTCCTTTGCAATAGCAACTCCACCACCAAAAACAGCACCATTGATCAATCCTTTCTTGATATTCGGATTATCTAAATCTGCATAAGTGGAAAAACCACTAACAAGAATGGTTAATCCAATTGATCCGAAATAGTGGAGTTGATGGTCTTTTCGGTGGAATGTCCAATCGGCATTTTCCAATGATTGAAATTGCGCTGACAATGAGAATGAAATTAATATGAATAGTATCGCTAATTTCATGACATTACTATTTTTTTGTACTTCCCAACCGCAGGCGTATAAGTTGCAGGAATAGTTGTTATTGTGTTAATTGTTCCGTTTGCTAGATACTCTTTTATTTCCGATGTTCCTGATGGAGGTGTTACGCTGTATATATCGTCATTTCTTGTTTCTGTCGATCCGTTTGTTATAATTGGTGAAGTCAAATTAATGTCTTGTATTAAGTCAAGTTGACAAAGATCAAAAGAATTACCTATTATTGAAAGGTGATCTAAATACAAGATAACTCTATCTCCTACAGCAGAAGTTAAAGTTAAGATGACTTCGTGCCAACCATTATCATTAGTGTTGAAAACACTATAACTCCCAGAATTAACACTCACTTCTGTAACATTATACAATGAGTCTATTTCAATTAGAACTTGAGAAGTTGTATTTATCGAACGCAACCATATTTGGAATGGCATACCTATATTTCTGATATAAAATCTAATAGAAGTATTATCTGTTGTTGTCGGGTTGATATCTCTAAAAACAACTCCTGAGTCTATTCTGGACAATTCTTGATAAGGTAAATCTCCAAATCCTCCATTAGGGTTTGAAGCATCAACTGCAATCCGTATAGGCTGCCAATCAAAAGATAAAGAAGTTGGATTCATGTTTGTAATACTCTCCTCAACCAAAATTAAAGGCTCCCCATTCTCCCATGTAATACGAGGTGTGTTTGCTGGTAATATCTCAATGATTCCGTTCTCATTGATTCGCGTTCCGTTAGCTGTGTTCTGCGTATATGAGAAGTCCGCAGTTCCATCATTAGGTTTCACCGAATATAGTGTACCAACTGAATAAGCATGAGGTGTTAACACAAGAGTAGCATCGTTGTAATCGGTTTCTCCCAACTCAATCAAACTCGTTGTTAATGATTCAGGCGTTTCAAATGTTGCTGATTCTGCAATCATTCTAGTTCTGAATGCTAACACAATTGACATATACCAATAAAGGAAAACTTCAACAACCCCCCCGATAATAGTTGTGTCTAATGTATTTCCATTTTCATCTTCAACAGGAATATTTAAAGAATCAGTAGCAGGTAAATCTGTGTATGCATCTCCGTTCACTGATATTGGGGAGTCATCTATTCGCCAATATTGCCCTTGTTGAAACCCTATTTGTGTAGCTGTGTTTTCTTGCCTTACTTGTATATTATCACTTCCTCCACTTGGAATACTTGGAAAAGATACGCCATTTAAAGATATGTTAGCATCAGGTGCTATTATCGTAGCACTTCCACCGCTTGCAATGCTACCGCTATCTAGTAAAACATTATTACTATCTCTAAGCTCCCATGTAGCATCATCACAAGTAGGAATGTTTGGAACGTTAACTGTAACACTTCCACCACTTGGAATAGTGCCGCTTTCAATTAGTGTTCCGTTAACGTATTGAACTGTATAATTTGCATCAGGTGCTTCAATTTCCAAATCATTACCTGTTAGCGTGTTGTTGCTAGCTATTGGATTTCCATCTGTATCTACAGTAGAGACCTCCAAAGTGTCGCCACTAGCAACCGTACCTAGGTTGGTGGAGTTGACGTTGATGTTGACGGGGTCGCAGGTAGGAATAGGACAAACGACACCATTCCAAAGCCCAATATTTGGAATGTCTGAACCGTTAATATCAGTCTCGTATTTCGATTTTGTATTACTTACTTTTTCTTTAAATGTGGCTACAATCTTTGCTTTGTCAGTTCCTGTGCCGTCGAAGTGGTCGTATTCTGGACCATCTTCGTCACTTAAAATAACTGGAAACTCTTTATATTCTTGATGGTTGTAGCCGTTATAGTCGCTCATATACATCACATTTGCGTGAAGTAAATGAAATTGCTCAACCCAATAAGTTACACAATAAGTTGAAGGATTACAAATTAATGAGTAGGTAGGACGTGCATCATTGTACACTTTTTGGCGTGTTCTATCTGTGTAAGTGATATTCTCAGTTGTGTAATTTGGTTGTCTTTTGCCGAAAAATCCACGAAATCTAACCGTATCTTGTGCGCCTGAACCTGTAAAATTGATCTTTAATTTGTCACTCCAATCGTTGAATATCGAATTAATACGTACAGTCCCCTCGCTATTCTTAGTCGAGTAAAGACGTAAATTAACAACTGAATGGTAAAATTCAAATTCAAAACCCTCCCATATACACTCTACCCATACTTTGTAGCATCCTTGTTTTAAGTCGTTGTTGGTGTCGTAGTATTCTCTCCAATTAATAACGAATCCCTTAGCGTCATCATCATTTGGAAACTGTATAACATTGCCTATTGCAGGCTCTTTAACTCCGTCTTTGATTGTGAAAACATTAAGCGTATCGCATTTTTGAAAAACAAGAGATATGTCATTTTTCCATGTGGTTGAATCTCCTGGATCCGCCAATTTTAAAAGCGGTTCTTTACAAGAATCAAAGCCCCTATCTTCTCTTTGAGCAATTAGAGGTATGTCTATTTTTTTAAACTCTGTTTTTTTGACATTTCTCATTTATGTAACATTTAAAGTTTGGAAAATTGTAGCGCCACTTGGGTCACAATATATCGCTATACCGTTTAATATAAAGTAACTCACCATGTCATAGCGTAGAACCTCATCGGTTGTAAAGTCAAATATTTTTTGTCCTAATAGTTCCCAATTAGCACCCCCGAAAGGATTAGCTTGAGTTGGCACATTCAAGCCTTCAAACGCTGTTAAGTCACCGTCTATTCCTGCAAATATAGCATCAATTTGAGCGTCAAATGTAGCTGTACACCCTCCATCTCCTAAATAAATATCATGACAACAAAATGGAGCAGTCCATATAGTAGGTAAATCATTTGTTGTTACGTCAAGTGAACCAAATGCCATGCCTTTGTAAATTGGACTTGGGCTTTCTGAAATGTCACAATCAGCGCAACATAGACCGTTAGCACTTAACTCACCAGTTCTTGCCAATTGAACAAAAAACTCAAACTTTTCTCGTTGTGTTCCACCAAAAGTTTCCATTGTATCAAAAAGCCACGTTAAGGGCAATATACATTCAGGATTAATAGGGCTTTCAATTCGAGAAACAAAAGTATGTTCACCATCTTGCAACATAGAAGAATTAAACCTATTTTCTATCCTAGCTGTGTCTGGAGCAGGAAAAGTTAATTGAGCTTCTGTTTCTCCAGTCAAAGGTTGTAAAGGACTATTTTGCGTTGTCCAAGCCCATACAGTTGTTATCTGTGGCCTTGGGTCTTGTTCTTTAGCTCTGAGCATATTGAAGCCATAAGTGTCATTCACATCCCATGCCGCACCAGACAATAAAACATGATCAGCCCTAAATATCAATTCTTGATTATTCGGTATAGCAGATATAGCATCCCCATTAGTGTCAATTATACTTATTGTTGTATTTACAGTTGGTGAAGTTAAATTATCTTCATAATCCTGTAATTGAATTTCTGCATCAAAATAATCAGCAACATTGTTTTTAATTATTTCAGTTCTTGCTCTTAATGAATAACCCGGTAAACGTAAATACCTCATCCATTCTCTATTTTGTCCGTTATTAGGCAAGGATAAATCAAAGAAATCATTTACGTTATTATTTTGTGCTTGCCAGTATCTCCAATTAGCAATTAATGATATAATTATGTCTATTTCATAATCATTTGACGTTTCATTTCCTGTTAATGTTATTTGCGCTGAATTTCTGTTTGGCGCATCCAAGAATTGATTCAATGATTGAAATTCATTTAATTGTAAGACGCCATTCAACATGACTACATTTGAAGTATTAAATACATAATCTTCTAAGGTTGCAACAACTAAATTATCTGAATCTCTAACTACTTGAATTGAAGTTTTAATCGTGTCAATAACTTCATTTTTACTTAAATTTAATTTCGCGCGATAAAGAAAATCATCTTCCGTACATCCGTTATATATCGGTGTTATTGAACCGCTTATATCTTGCGAATGAGGATAAAACCCTAATAAATTAGTATTCAGTACTTGCCCTTGTATTGGTTGAGACTCAAATGCTGATTGACCCAAAACTAAAGCTACATTATTAAACTCATTTGAATCACCTCCTACATCCTGAACACAACAAACCAAAGAAAACAATCTTTCAAATGGTTGCAAAGAATCTATAAAATTAGTAAATACACTATTTGGAATGATCCTAAAAACAAATTCAATATTATTTCCAGAAACATTTACTGATACGTGTTCCATTGTAACAGAAGCGCCTAATTTAGCAGCGTTAATATTTTCATCTGTTGAACCATCCCAAAATAAATGACTTCTATATGTATTTTGAGCGTTTGAATATTCGTTGTTTTTCCAATTGTTAGTCGGTGGTAATGTTAATAACTCTGCTTCATAATAATTTCGTGGCGTACCTGTTGCGCTTGTTGCTGAAACCCTAACAACTGTTGTTTGTCCATGGTCTATATTCGGAATAACGTCACCCGATAAGTTTTCATAAACTACAGAATTAAGCGTATAATCGTTTATGCCTTGGTTATAATTCTCTCCATACCTCCCGATATTTCCATTTTGACTCATATACTGACCGTCAAGAAAACTATTAGGGTTGTTGAACACTGGAAAACCTTTAACCCTTAACACTGGTTTTAATGAGTTGTTGGCGCTAAACCAATCTGGTTCATCAAAATTTGCATCTTCAAAAGCCAGCCAATTAAAATACTTAAAGCGACAAGAAAAAATAGTTACAGGACCAGCCGTTATTCTACTTAAATCCGCATCAATAAACCCCCCACCGCTTTTATTACCTAATTGTTCAAAAGGAACTGTTGAATCCGTTGTAGGTATAGTAACTCTGAACCTATTTACCTCACCATCTAATAAAGAATCTAAATTAAAAGATGCTGAATTTTCAATCATATTGTAAAAAATCTCTAAAACCTCTGGAGTATCTCTTGTGTTATTAGAAATTGTCATTACGCCATTATCTGGCGCTTGAGGAAAGTTTAGCCCAACCTCTGAAGTTGAAAATATAGAGGTTGTAAAAAACAATTCATTGCCTTGTATGTCTTGTACCGTACCTGTTGCATTAATATTTGAAGCACCATCTATTGTAGCTGTAATAGTTAGAGAATCACCAATTACAACCCCTTTGCCTTGCCAATCACCAGAAAGCACCGTTAATTGAGCTGGTGAAGATATAATTACTTGTTCTGTAACACTTGAATTGAAATCAAAAGTAAACAACACGTTAAATCTATGCTCAATAATTTGAGGAATATTCCATAATGGAAAATTAGTTGCATCCGCTGGTAAGGCGGTTAAAGATGTTCTAAACGTGTGTGATGATGTTCCTATTGGCATTATTTATAGTTTTTAAGTTCTTCAATATCTTTATCTATGTTGCCTGATTTTATTTTAGCTTCTCTTAATATTTCCTTTGCCTTTTCCATGCCTTCACCATGTATTTTTTGAAGCTCTGGATCTTTTTCTGCTTCTTTTTGAGCTTTATAAATTACGTTAGCTAAAGAATCTATTTGACTCTTCATTTTGTTAAAAACATCTCCATCTATATCCCCTAAATCAATCATATTACAGTCGTTATTACGTTGTTATTTTGCACACGTTTTTCGTAGTCTATTTCGGCAAACCTATCCCACTCATTGAATTTAACATACAAAATTTTCGCAACTTCTCCGTTCAAAGTTACGTAATTATTTTGTTCAATGTTAAAAAACTTATTCATATTTAATGCCTGTGGCATTTTTTCTGTTATTTCTTTTAGGTTATTTTCATTATTTTTTGAAATGTGATAGTTGTTGTATATTGCTGACATTCCAATATATTTATTTTGATCGGGATGAAGTCTTTTGCCTTGCATCCAAGCCCATTTTGTTCGTGTAAAGTATTGATCTGAGACTTGCATTATATTAACTCGATCAGCGATATTTGAAGCCAAACTACCACCAGTAAAAACATCCACTGCTTTTGCTATTGTTTTGGCAAATTTCTCTACTATGTTTAATTTTCCTTTGTTTGTCGCTCTAGCAGTGTCTATTTCTATTTTCAACACATTCCTTAAATTCGATAAATTATGTGGACTTGTAATTGTTTCGCCTCTTAATTCAAGAATAGTATCGTTAGTGTCATCCATCGTATTTACATCGCTTGAATCAATTGCTTGAACAAATATTTTTCTTTTAAATTGATCGTCATTATTATAGCGAACAACCGTTTCGTTATCTGGAACTAGGTTAAACGCTGCATCTTTTACACCGCTTGGATTTTGGAGAAAATAGCTTTCGTTTTCAATTTTCACTACTCCATTAGATACTTTAATTTCGGCATTAAATGTATTTTCAATAAATTCTAATACGTCTCCAAAATAAGGAAAAACATCTCTTTCTGTTGGGTAACCTAATGTATAAGCTAGCGATTGAGGCATAAAAACCTCTCTAAACCATGTTTTATCAGGGTTGTTCAGCGGTACTGGTATAATAGTTAACTCTTCTAATGAATCTAATAAATTGCTTTCAAGCGTATATCCCAACTCTTGACATCCAACCTCCACCATTCTTTTTAAGCCTATACATTTAAATTCACGCACCAAAGGAAATATCAACCTTATAATGTCTAGGACTGTCGATATTAAAGCCGCAAAAATAAATATAAAATAAGCTATTCTTGCAGCAAGCTTAATTGAAGCAACAATTATAGCTCCCCAATCTGGAGCAGGGGGAGCGCCAACTGGCACAGATGCCTTAACAACATCTGCAATACCCTCTTGAACTTCTTGAACTGATTTAGCTATTTCTTGTCGCAAAGAAAGCAACGCTAAAGAAAGCGATATAAAATAAAGCCCTTGTTGATTAGGTTTGACAATGTATTCAATTGAACGAAAATCTCCAGGTTGGAAATCAACTATTCTCCAGCTTGTAGAGTCTGCATTCTTAAAAAAAGAATCTAACCCTCTTCTTCGCCTAAATTCACAAACAACAAAAGTATCTCCTTTTTCAAAGCTTTCCGTTGTAAAGTCTAACTCGTATTGCAAAAGCAAAGACCCCATTTGAATATCAAAAGGCATTCCTTCTAATGTCGAATATTGTGTAATAAAGTCAACTACTCTTTGTCTGTCCTCACGAACAAAGGTAACTGTTGAAACTGACGGCTCTATTCTTTTCTGTCTTTTAGTTCTAAAATCTAATTCAAAATCAATTAACTCCGAATCTTTCGGGTTACAAGGTTGGCCATCTAAGAAATATTGAATCATTATCCTTTAATTTTAAATGTGTTTATTCTTGTTCTACCCGCTTTTCTTTCAGTTGAAATCATCTTAATAATATTCCCTATTCTCTCTGCGCTAAGAGCATTTTGCGGAATACGTTTCAATAATTGATTGTTTCGTTTCATTTCTCTCAATAACTCAGCCCCACCATCACTTCCATAAGTCATTTGTTTAGCAACCTTGCTAGCGCCCTCTAAATTAGAATGGCTATTAAGTATATCCATTGTTTTTTTGTGTGGTATAACTTTGTCGCCTTTATCTAAGTATCGGAGTTGTGGCCCAATGTTACTACCAATCTCTTTAAGCCTTCCTTTTTTATCCAAAACAGCCTCTCCACCTTTTTCATGAAGCCATGCAAAACCTTCGGGGGCGTTATCTGTACCTTTGTAGAATCCTTGAAATCCTGCAAATAATGCACGCAATGCAGCCTCTAATGCAACCGTTGAACCAATGGCTTCTGTTGCAGTTGCTCCATTTGCTAATTGATTTTGTACATTTTGAAGTGCTGTTGTGATAAATTCAGCTCTTTCCTTTTGTTTTCTAATCCGTTCCTTTTCGTTTAAAGCATCTCTTTCGGCTTGAATTTGAGCTTTTAAAGATTCGTTTGCTTTGTCGTTTCCTTCTGCAGCAAATGCTATAATACGGTCTTGTTCTCTTTTAGCTGCATCTGCTTTATCTTGCTCCATTTGCATACGCGAATCAAACTGATCTTGTAGTATTTCGTTTGCTTTTTGAGCTATCTGTGCTACTTGTTCAAAGTATTCTTCTTGCGCTTTTAAATTTTGGTCTAAAAGTGTTCGCGCTATCTGCTTATCAATTTCGGTTATATCCTCACCGTGAACGTACATGATTTCACGCTCTTTACGAAGTCTTTCCAACTTCATATCAAGCATTCTTTGATCAAATTGAGACTGTGTTATTTCTCTTTTTCTTAATGAGTTGATTAAATCAGTTTCCTGTATGTTGTATATCTTTCTAGTTTCATCTAACGCTTTATTCATTGGTTCAGTTAAACTAGGCGCATCACCAATTAAACTATCTTCATCAATATCAATAGACATTAAGTCTTGTTGTTCACGCACTTTTTTAATCTGGTCAATATATTCTTGCCATAGGTCTATTTGCTCCTCGACTACTTCGTTTTGTTTTTTTGTTTCACGTGTTATTTTCGGTCTTTCTCTTGTTTCTTCTTTGATTAAGGGTAGGATTATTGCTAATTGTTTTTGTAATTTATTTCTTCTTTCTATTTCGTTATCTGTTAATTCTAAACCTTGAGCTCTTAATTTTTGATTTTCTTTGAGTCTTACATCCTCCTTTTGAAGTTGTTTTATTTTATCTGTAATTGCATTTATTTCATCTAAAGACGCATCTGCATCGAGAGTCATTTCACGTCTTTTTTCTCTTAAAGCGTCAATTTTATTTCTAATTTCCTTTGTTTCATTTTTGTTTTGATCGATAACTTCTTTAGCTGTTTTTATTGCCAAATCATTTGATTCTGTATCGTCAATTTGTGCCTTTATTTTGTCTCTTAGTAGTTTTAATTGTGTTTGTGTTAAACTATTAGCCATTTTTACTTGGTCTTCAATAGTTTTTTGCTGACTTATCCTTTCAGCTCTTGCTTCATTTCCTTTTTTATAAGCATCTGTTGAAGCGTTTTCAGCATCTGTAACCGCATCTGTTGCGTCTGCCGTGTTCCACAACCAACTGACAAGTTCAACAATTAAAGCTATTATAGCCACAAAAGGTATGGACTTCATGGATGCACCTAAACTTTTAAAAGACAAAGAAGACATCTTTAATCCCTTTATCATTTTAGGTATATTTCTAATGGTTTTAACCAATCCACCGTTAAATAAAAACTGCTCCGCTCTTGCTATCTTAACACGATTAGCATAAACAACCCAGTAAGCTAATAACCTTGGAATTAAACCTATTATAGTGCCTAGGTTGTCTGCTAAAAAGTTTATAGCACCTGAAAATAACCCTGTTACATTTAAACTTTCATTAACTCCAAAAACAAGTTCGTAAAACTCTTTAGTTAAATTCTGTATAGCACCTTCAACGCCTTTATTTGTGTCCTCTAAATCGTTTAACTCGGTGTTCATTTCGCCTAACGAGAATATAAAGTCTCCTGCATCTTCTCCTGCCCCTTTGAATACGTCGGCAAGTATAAGACCCGCTGCTTGTGTGTTCTCTCCTATGTCATTTGTACGTGCAGCAATTTCTTGAATAACATCAAAGTAAGTTTTTGAACCGCTCGCAATATCTCTTTGCACTTGCTCAGCACTCATTCCAATTGCATCTAGTGCCTCTGCTGCTGCTGGTGTCATCTCTCTTAATGACAATGTAGCTTCTTTAATCGCGTCAATACCTTTATCACTAAACACCCCTTGTTGCTGTGATTGGGTGATAATTGATATTGATTGCTCAGCATTTAATCCTGCAAGTCTTAATTGTGTAGAATACTCGTTTATATTCTCAAGTAATTCTCCTGAAACATCAGCACCTTTCTCAAAACCTCTATTTAATATTTCAAATGATTGTTCAGAACTTACTCCAAATTGACGTTGTAATACGTTGCCCGCTTTTAATACCTCGTTAACATCCTTACCATAAGCCTTAGCTATTATCGTAGCATCTTGTGCTATTTGTTTTGCTCCTTCCTCGCTTACTTCGAATAAGGTTTGCGCTTGGTTTGTCGCTTTGGATAGGTTTTTATTAAAGTCAAATATACCTTTTGCAACTGCACCAACTCCCATGGCAATACCAAGTTGACCTAATGCACGTGAAGCACCATTAAGAGCTTTGCTGTAATTACCTACTTTACGTTGATGGTCGCCAACTGTTGCATCTAACTTTTTTAATTGCTTATCAGTAATTTGCGCCTGTCTTGTGGCCTCATCATAACGCCTTTTAGTTTCTGTCCAAGTTCTGTTGTTCTTTTTGCCCGACTGCTCTAATAGTAATAATTCAGCGCCTAATCTTTTTGATCGGTTTTTATATTCTAAAGATGACCTAGATAGTTTTTTGTATGCATTATTTTGATCAGCTAAATCTTTAGCTAATTTCTTTTGTTGTTTTTCTTGTCTTTCAGCTTCTCGCCTTAATTGTTGGTCAGTCCTTAGCTTTGATTGTTTTAAACGCTCCTCTGCAATTAAAGCCTTTTTTTGTTGCTCGGTTACTCTTATTTTTTGTTGCTCAGTTTGTAGCTTTTGCTTAGCTAGCTTTTCAGATTGCAAGTCTAATTTATTGAGCTTTTCAATATTTTGAATAGTAGCTTTTTGAGTTTTAGCAAACTCACCGCTCATAGTGGTAGCAATAGATTTTAATGACTTATCATATTGATCTAACGCACTTAAAGAGTCCTCAAAACCTTTTTTGATTTCCTCTATAAAATCACCTTGGATAAATTCATCCTTTTTTATTGGACTGCTCATACTGTTTAATTAAATCTTGAAATTCTGCTACTGTTAATTGTCTGTCACTTTTCCACGACCCCCCCATCCATTTATTAATATGTACCAATACCTCCCCAATACTCATGCCTTTGTAGTTGGTGGGGTCATTATCTTTTAATAGTTTTTCCTCTATTTCGATTTCAGTTAATAAAGCCTTGTCACCTGTCTGAATATAGTCTAATCTGTATTCAATAACACGTCTTTTTGATTCGATATAATCTTCCATTCTTTCGCCAAGTCCATAGGCTTCAATATACTTATTATACAAAGATTCAAACGCTATTCTGTCATTGAAAACATCTTTCATCTTACGCTTTTTCTTTGGGGAATCTATAAGCATAAAATGAAATCTACCCTCTAAGCATTTACGCCAATTATACAATGGCATTTGGTCAAGCTCGGTGTAATACTTCTCTGATATGTTCTTTGTATTTTTCAAGTATAATTGGTTTTAATTTTTCTTTGCTTTCATCGGTTAGCGATAGTATTTTATCACTAAACCAATCTTGATCCTGTATTTTTTGAATATCTCCCTCAATTACAAATGCATCTCTCAATGCTACTATGTAAAGCGATCGGTATAAATCTCCTGTATACTTTAGCGTGTAGTGTGTTCCTGCTTCTTTTTCTGGGTTAATCATTTCAGTAAATGGGGTATATAGCCCAATAACCTCGCCCTCGGAATCAACACCCTTATTAAATAACTGATCATTTCTAACCCAATCTAGTATAGTCTTTGAAGTTTGAGCATCGAATACGCTGTACCAAGCTAATGAATCTGATAGTAACCTACCATTTCGCAAAAACTTATGTAGTCTAGTGTTTCCAATTCCCATTATTTCAAAGTTTTAAAAAAAGGGAGCGAATTACCGCCCCCTCCCTCCTTTCTAGCTAACCTTTTTCATCGCTCTTTTTTGAGCTTTTAGTTTTGCTTTTTGTGCTGGATTTTGTCGGGGTTGTTTTAATACCGTTGGCGTAATTCCATGCCTCGGTAACAACATCCTTTGGTTTGGCTTTACAAATTCTCAAAACCTGCTGGAGTCTTGTAGATTTTAGCCAAGTTTTTAAAAAACGGTGCTCGCCTATAATGACAGCACCGTTTTTCTCTTTAATATCCATTATACTGCAATAACTTGAGTTGCAGCAGACTCCTTGCCTTTAATGTTGTTACCTGTCGCAGCCTTAAAGACTTTAACAGTTAATACATCTGAAGCTGTTGGAGCGTCACCTGCATCTATCTCAATCACATACTGTCCAGCAACAGTAGTAGATTCAGTTACAGTTACAGTAAGAGTTGAGGACGTGGTTAAGTTAATCACCTCAAAATCCGCAGTAACTAGACCCTGTACTTTAATTAAGTCAATTGCAGTTCCAAAACCTAAAGTAGCATCTACTTGAATAGTTGTATTTGTCAATGCTTGCAAAGTTAGATACGTATCAAGCATTCCTGACAACTTCAATGGGTTGTGAGGGGCAAAAGCTGACGCTGGAACCATGTACTGATTTTCGTCACTTGACTGCTTATCATAATCATAAGTGATAATGATTTTTTGAGTCATGTCGTTTGTTTTGTTCATGAACTTATTATCAATTGATCGGTGGTTAACCTCTCGTGGAAAAAGTTCAGTAGAATCTAAAGACTCTTTTTCACCTCTAACATTTGCACAATCGTCAATATCATACTCACCAAATTCAACACAGTTACCCGGCACCTTAGCAAAGTACTGATTTCCTCTTGACCACATTTCCATAGTCTTTGATTTAATCCCTTTGCTTAAGAATTCCTTAGAACCGTCATCCGCTTCATCAAAGTTTGCATCTGCTTGATCCTCACCTACATTCTTTAGTTTGTAATAAGGATACCAACGCTTTGATGGGTCTGGATGATTAATCTTATCTAACAACTCTTGACCTAAGTCTGAAGCTGCTAAGTTTAATGAGTTTCTAGTGCCATCATTGGCAACTAGAGGGGTAACATATTTACCCGTTAAAATACCGAATATCTCTTGCTTATTCGGTAAGCCTGAATTTGGTAACTTTCCGTCACAAAAACAGCCCGGAATTTGATTTGCCATAATTTTAAATTTTATGTGTTTAACAATTATAATCGTAAACGACATCAAAATCAAACCTTACTAGGTGTCGATTACTCATGTCGCTGTAATTCAATCCATTTTTGATGAATTCCCTATACACCTCATCTACTCCTGTACTCATTCTATTCTTCTCCCATGTTGGAGGTAGATCATTAAGTACATTGATAATATCTCGGTGCATTTCTTCATCTGGTTTTTGAGGTCTGTCGTAAAGCTTATCAATCAAACACGAAAATATCAATGATACTTCAACGGTGGTGTTATCCTCATTAAACGGTCTATTATCGTCGACTAAGAAGTAACTTACCACATCTACTGTATCATCAAATAACGTATCTGTTGTATATTCATGATTTCCCTGCAAAAATTCAGGAACAAAGAAATATCCATTCTCTTGTGAATACTTCTTGTTTTTATATACACGTGGGTAACAGTTCCAATTAGCACTCCATATTTTTTGAAGCGACTCATATATCACAGTTTGAACGCTCTTTATTGAGCAATCAACGCCTATGCAATTTGGTATTTGTATTAAATTAGCCATTATACGCTACTTACTGTTACTGTTATCCCATCATTGTCTTTATGAAGGTGAGCATCAAAAGTTTTTTGAATTACCAACAAAGCTTCTTTTCTTTGTTTCAAATACCTTTTCACAACGCTTTCAGTATCACTACTGTTGTCTTTCAATTCAGCTAATACAATTTTTGCATCAACTTGATCTCTTTGATCTCTGACAGTTGCGTTTAATCTAGTATTTGAGTTTTGAGCAAATAGCTGAAGTGCCATGTACTCGAATGTTGAACGGACGTAATAAGCGATGTTTTTTAGACAGTTTTCTAAGTAAACATTTGATTCAAGTGTGGCTGAAATATTCAAACCCACACCATTTGCTGACCCCGTTGGATTAATGTCAAGAGCATCCCAACTCGTTCCAATAGCCGTTACAGGGTACGCCACAAAACCTTCGTAGCGCTGCCAATCTACATACTTATTTTTTCTGTAAATTTCCTCTTTTTCAATAAGAAAATAAAAAGTTCCTTTTCCGTAAAAATCATAATCAGTTCTTTCAAATTTGACTTTTCCGTCACCTCCTTCAACTTGCAATGTATCAATTAGCTCCCCTTGGTTTACGACATATACATTTACTAAACCCGATATATCGTTTTGGATAGATAGCTCATTTAATGTTAACTTGACATAATCGCTGTTCTTTGGCTCAATAGCCCAACCAAAATAATCTCCTTCGGGCAAGTGTTTAAACTTTCCGATTTCGTATAAGTATTGATTGTCTATGAGTCGATTTTCAAGTGCTAAATCAGCATTAACTCGATCTAAAATGGTGTAAAGAAATGACTTTAAACGCAAACTTTCGATATTTGTTTCAAGCCAAAATTCAGTATCTGTAACTGTGTTACCTGTTGAAGTTTTGATACATTGGTATAATGTGCCATTATCTTCGACAATGGACTTTTTGATGTTTCTGCTCTCTTTAAATGGTAGGTATTCTTTAGCATTGTCGTATGCCTCAAAATAATAACCTTTGATAGGTAAGAACGACAGAAGATTAGACATTGTAATCATTGGATTAACCCCGGAATTAATATAAATACCATTCTTTGGGATAGTGGTTAATTCACTATCCAAATCTACTTGCAATGAAAAATCTTCTGTTATTCCTAATACCATTGTTCTAATTTTTAAGCTTCACTAGCCCAAATACCAACACCGCCAACGATGTACCATTCAGTTTCTGCAACTGCTTCAAGTATGACATAGTCACCCTTATTAGCTGTCGATTTAGTGTTTGATAAATCTTTATCAACTACACCGCTTGCAACTGAATCGGCTGCAGCATTTGAGATAGTTCCATTTATTCCATCAACAGCGTCAGGCGATACACTTACTAAGTAGGCACCGTCTGCTCCGATGTTGCGTACTAAAATACGCATCCCAAGGTTATCTGCTGTGATTTTTGGAAGTGTAACAACACCACCATCAACATCAACATTAACACTTAGAATTGATTCAACCGATTCGATTGTTAAATCTTCATCAGTTGTTACCTGTGGAATATACAAGCCCATTGCTTCAATAGGGTGTATATCTCCGTTTGATTGCGCTCTATAAAATTTCATAATTTTAAAAGTATTGCAAAAAACAAACCACTACTGATTAAACAGTAGTAGTAAGTCCTTTAAGTTTAACAACTGTATTTGCTCTTGTTGCAAGGTCTGAGTTGTACTCATATACCATGTAAAAACGATGCCAAATACCCATTTCTTCTCCGTGCGTCATGTTTAAGTTACTATCTGCGCCTGCTGTAATCATAGATTGAGCATTTGATGCAAATTTATTAGTAAACACGTTAGCTCTCATTCTTGTGAATGGTAGCTCTACATCAGTAACATCCCATTTAGCACCCCCTATTTCTGTTCCATTACGGAAATCAAAAGGGAAGTTTTCAACGAACCCAACTGATCCATTTCGGAACATATATCCATTAAAGATATCTGATCCTGCATCAATTGTGCTTGACTCGTATAAACTAGTCATTGGGAACATTCCAAGGTTTTCCTTGTCTACTGCATTGTTAGCACGGTTCTGTAGCATTTCTGCTTTTTGACGAACTAAACCTGCTCTTGAAGTAACTAAACGATAATCACCGCCTAATTCGTTTGCTTCCATTAGATTTTCCAATGCGTAGAACATTGTACCTTCTTGCGCTGCTAAGTCAACTTCTAAGATGTCAGTACCAGAATTGAAGTTGTAATTACCCGCATAACTCACTTGATCGGTAAAGTTCAAAAGCTGTGTTTTTCTCAACTCTAACTGTGACTGAACAATACCCTCAATAGTCTGACCCATTGCATAAGCAACGTTTTTCATTTTCTGCTGTACTGCAAATTCAGAATCAATCTGGTTATTTTGGTACGCAGCTGGATAGTGTCTAAATCCACTAAACACATCAAATGGTTGGAAGAAATAATTTGCACTTTCTTCTAAGTTTGAAGGAATAGTAAATCCTGGAGATTGAGTAACTGTAACTTGTTGGTCAACAATTACTGGAATCTTTAAATTTCGCAAAGATGAGATAGTTCTCATTTTCTCTAATTCTGAGGGCATGATAAAATCAACCCCTGGCGTGGAATCTTTAACTGAATCTACAAGACCCAAAGGCGCAAAACGTTTTTCGTTTGTTGCATTAGAGGACTGTAAATCATTCCACAATGTAGCATTAATAAAACTCATTGTTTTTCAATTTAAAATTAATAAATAAACTTACTGTTGTTGTGGCAGTCCTTTGCCTTTGGGATGTATGAAAGGGCGCTATTGCAACCCTTTCAATATTTTTGTATTAAGCTCGCTAAATTGTTTTGAGTACTCTGGACTAATTGTGCTTATACCCTTCTTAGTTAAATAATCTCTAATTGCTTTAGCTCGATCACTTGATGTCATTTCTTTGGTTACTTCAAACGGAACACCCTCTATCTTTAAAGGATCTCCCTTTGGTTTGCCTCCGAAACCTTTAACACCTTCTTTTTCGTCGGTGCTATCAATCATCGCTTTGATTGATTCATTGTCAGAAAGTAACTCACTTAACGGCTTTCGATTGAATTTGTTTTCTTTATCAAATGCTATTGGCTCGTTATTTTCATCGAACTCAATATCAAATTTAGATAAAATTTCTTTACGAACTTCATATAAGCGTGCTTTTTTCTCAAATTGGTTAATCGACTCAGGTATTTTTGGTAACGCTTTAGAGAATGCTGTCTCTATCTTTAGCGTTGAATACTTGCCATTAACCTCCTCATATTTTTCCTTGAACTCTTTCAAAGGCTCTAATTCAGCAACCTTTTTTTGATAAGTTTCTAACTCATCTTTAAGTTTAGAACCGTCTTTAACGCCTTTAATCTTTTCTTCGTATTCAGCTTTTAAAGTATCTAAACTTTTTTGCTTTTCTTCTAAGAATGATGTTCCAGTACGATTAAAATAATCAGCAAGCTTTTCACCTTTATTTCTTTCGATACCTGTTTTCTCTTGGACAAGCTTAGCCGCTCCCGACAAAATACCCTCTGCATGAGTGTTAGCTTCATTCTTATACTTTTCATCCAAAGTTTTCTGAATGTTAGCAATACTTTCTGAACCAATAGATTTAATCTTAGTTACTTGTTCTTCATTAAGTCCTAAATCCTTTACTTGGTCTTCATTTAATTCAAATTCCATAGTCTTTTATGTATTTTATTTGTTATTAATTACTTGTTTTCAGCTTCTAATTCAGATACTGCTTTCCTCAATATCTCAATATTTGCAGCTACCTTATGATGAGGTGCTTTGCCTTTTAAAGCTTTGTATTTTTCTGAAAGTTCAGTTCTTTCAGCTTCTAATTCATCGTCTGAAAGCTCAATAGTTTCATTGCTTTCTTTTGAATCGTTAGTTTTTTCATCTTCGGCTTGATCTTTTTTATTAACACCTTCTCCATTTTCCAAGGCATCTAAACGCTTCATAAGTAACTCGTTTTGCTTTTTAAGTGCTTCCAATTCTTTAGAAGAGTTACTATTTTCTTCTTTTGGCGCTTCTTTTTCAAAAAACGAATCAACTTCTAATTGATATTTTTCAATGCTTTTTTCTTCTTTCAAAGGCTTATCTACCAATTTAGCTATTTTAGACTCTAATATCTCAATATCTTTTGTTGGAGTTGATGGAATTTTACGAGCCTTGTCTAATTGTTTTCTAGCATCTGTTAAAGCTTTGTTTTCAGCTTCAATGACTGAAATCACTTTAGCAGAACTATATCCAAATAAACCCGCATTATTTAATACATTTTTCCATTCCTTTCCACCGTAAATAAGTTTCACGGTATCATTTTTGGTAACTAATTTACCCTCTTTGTTATAGGCTTCTTCACCTATAAACAATCTAAGTTTCACTACTTTACTCATTGTCATTTGTATTTGTGTTGTTTATTATTAAATCAATCAATAAATTATTTATTGTGATTAGTTTTTCATTTTCGGGGCTATCTCCCATACCTTGCCAAAACAATACTATGCTACCATAGCTCGCCTCAAACAAGCTTAACCAATAATTAAAGCGTGTTTGTAGTTCAAATATTTCATTTGACATAGTACCACGAAGAACAGCTTTATCAAAATCTTCATCAGTTGCGTATGGAAGTAGCATATACATTATTTTGTCTTTCTGTATACTGTCCTTATTACCCTTATTATTTACACCCGAAAGCCTTTTGAGTAAATTTCTTTTCTCGATTGGATTCGGAGCGTTTTTAATCATTTCATAAATCTGATCTTTAGTTTCGATAAAGAAATCAGATCCAAAGAAACGCTCTGCATAATTTCCTGAGCCAAATAAATAAGATAGTGCGTAGTTATCTGCCTTGGTTGCGACTTCACTTAACCATTTAGATATATTTCTAAGCTTGTCTTGTTTTGATACGTAAGATTTTTGTACTTGCTTTTCATTTTTAGCTGATTCATTCGCTTCTGAATAATCACCTACTACTTTACGTACTATCTTATGTTCAATTTCATTTACTCGGTTATTAAGATATTCCAATGCCTCGGTTGGAATGTAGAAAAACTTAATGAAGTTTTGAACCGCATCCATGTCGAGGGAGCCACTCTCTGTTTTCATTGCAGGAATTTCATAAATAGTTCCCGCTTGCATTGGACCGCCTGAATTTAATGATTCCTTATTGTACTCAGCTTGTTGACCGCCTAAAGTTTCAGCAGATAATGGTAGCCCATCTTTAGTTTGGTCTTTGTTTAATGCCTGGCCTGACTTTTTAACCTCATTTGTTTTAAGTTTTGTAACTATCGGAATAGCTCCATTTGGCTCGGTCATTCTTTGGATCGTCTTTAAAAAAACGTACTCTTCTAAATCAGGTCGAATGCTTGAGAATACAGAATAGCGTACTGCATATTTTTTCTTTTGATAATATGGTTTTGGTGAGGTAAAGCAAACAGGCGTATAATCTTGACCATGTGGCCATATAATTAAAGGCTCATTAATCATATCCTTTTCTCCTAACTCATAGAACTCAAACACATTGTTATCAATGTAAATATACCCTTCAATTTCTTCATTAAATTCATTGGGCATTGTGCCTTTATAAGCTACTCTTTGAATATCATTGTAACTACATTCAATAGCAACTACATTTTCAATCGATATAAACTCACGTTTTAATTCTCCGTTTTCATCTAATTTTGTAACAATGATAGAATTATGATTGTACATTAGATTTTGGAATAACTCCCGATCAAATAAATCATTATTTAGTTCCTGAACTTCTTTTTCTTTATTGCCTCTAATGTAATATTCGCTATACGCATCATCTGAATGAAATACACGCTCTAATTCTGGAATAACTTCTTCACGTATAATAATTGATGAGGCTAATGGGTATCGTAGGTATTTGTAAAATGATTTAAAATTTTCGTCTTTGAATACCGTTTTAACGAAATTAAGGAAATAATCGTTAGTTATATACTTTCTATCTGCCCATTCTTTGATGTACTCGATAGATATATCTTCTTGAACTTCGGATATTACAAAATGATCTAATTGCTTTTGTTGCCTTTTAGCAATTGATAAGTCCGAGCCGTTTAGCCCCTCCAGAATGAATTCTTTTCCTGTCATAAAATACTGATTAATATTTAATCAGTCCTTTGATTATGTAGCAAATGTAAGGATTTTTTTTTATTTTAAAGCTTTTTGTTGTTATTTTAGATATAGTTACCCTATTACCCTTGAAATCTTACAAACTAAAGATTAGAATTATTAGAAGGTTTACATAAAAAACCCCAAAGCAAATAAAGTAATTTCGCCCTTGACCTCTTCTGAGGTGTTAAGTAAGTTCTTATACTCCTTAAACTTTTCGATCAGTCTTTTTTAAATTCAGCACTATAAATAGTGTTTCAAGGACTATGTTGTCAAGGTTGGACATTGCATAGTTTTTGGTTTGACTGCCTTTATTTACTTAGAAAATGGGTTTATCGTGTTTTTTATCGTTTACAGGTTACCACGTAGAACCAAACCATCTTGCCTTATGTCCCATCTTTAAATAAAAAAAATAAGCGGCACGTCCACAAGATGGAAAGGACTTCATAAAACCCCGCTAAAGGTTAAACTACAATCCGCTTCTGCAAATATAATAATAATTATTAAAAATCAATTCGTATCAACACTAAAATTAGCGAACTCCCATGACATATAGCAATAGCGTGACGCATCGCAATTGTGATCCTCGCACTTATCGTCTGGAATATTTAACTGAATACCGTTTATTTCCTTCCATATTAGGTTCTCAAAATTACGTTGCATAGCTTCGTCTAGGTGTTTATTTCCTGTGCGTACTATATTTATTCGCTTAGTTTTCATCTTTCCAAGCCAATAAGCAACGCTTTTAGTTTTTGATACCTTTGAAATATTGATGTAACCTAGTTGGTACAAGTCCTGGACCATCTTGACAACTCCATGCTTTCCGCTGACATACCTATCTGCTGAATCTGCTATGATAACACTATCGTAGCTTATACCTACACTTTGAAATGCTTCATCGAGTAATTCAGGGCTTTCAATTGGCTCGTAAATTAAAGGCTCAATGTAGATGTCTGTTTTGGTTTGCGTGTATTTTAGCGTGGCGTTCGGGTCCGATGTAAAACCAAAATCATTTCCAATTATATATGGCAAATCTGGAAACTCATCAATGTATCTTACTTTTTTGAATATACGTCCTTTCATGGCCCCACGAAGTCCAAGGCCGTAAACCATCCAATATTCTTGGTCTATGGTTCCATTTTCGTGATTACGCTTGTTAATTGGTGGTTGATTGTTTTCATCAATTGGCTCATAGTTGTAAAATAGCTCATCATCTATTATATCATAGGTTCCATGATCCCACGGTTCGGATGCTTCAATCTCTTGCTTTTGAGCTGGTGGGCAGTATTGGTTATCTTTGTAAGTAGTACGCAAATAAGCAACATCTGAACGCTTTAATACTTTATCATAAAACCAGTGTTTTGTAAATGCTGGGTTATAATCACAATACACCGCAATAGAACAACGAGTAACCAACTGCTTAAATACACTCTCTTTAATTCCGAATAACACCTCATTGAAGAATAAGTAATCCGATCCGGCACCTAGTTTTTTACCGATTTTATCAGCTCCAAGGAAGGTAATTCGAGCATTACCAATTTTAAAACTCTTAACCTCTTCTTTATCGTGAAATGGATTAGGCAAATCAAAATAATCTAAGCGCTCTTTGTAATCTTTGTAAAGCGTGGTTTTAAATTCTGCATAAGTTTCACGAACTATAAATATGGTGCTTGCTGTCTCGTATAGTCCAATCCTAATTGTTTCATCAACTATTGATATTGTCTTTCCTGAACGGGCAGAACCTTCTAATGTGGTTATTTTTGTGCCTTTTATTAAGTTGCCCTTAGAATCGTATTCACGTTCGTTATTCTGTTTTTGAATGAACTTGTAATTCTTTGTATGGTCTTTATGATTAGGATCAATTAATGCGCTTCTGCGATCATCAATTTCCTGTTGATGAAGTAGTTTTTCAAGCTCAATTAATTCTGAATCCGTTAACATACATTTATTTAAGCTTGCTTTTTAGTTCTGCAATTCTTTTTGTGCGTTCTTCTGCAGATAAGGATAAAGTGCCATCCGTGTTTGATAGGTCAACGTTTTGTTGTGGTTTGCCTAAACTTCTATCGAACATTTTTTCAATAATATCAAATCCTTTTCCTGAAAGTATATTTTTTCCAACTATTCTAGTTAGTGCAGGTTCATCATCATTTGATACTTTTTCTTGAAGTTCTTTTATGGTTAAATTAATCAGTCTAAGATATACCGATTTTATTTGCTCAGAATTAGTTTCTTTTACACCCGATTTTTCCATTTCGACTATACAATCAGATATTAATTTTCTAGGTCTACCTTTTCGATTTATCCTAGGATCACCTTTTTTAAAAGGCTTTCCATCTTCTGGTTTGATATTTCCTTTACCTCCTGGCATTTTTCGACTGTTTTTTGAGTGTTAAGTTAAAACGAGCTCTTTCTTGTCTTTTAAGAAAGTTTTTATTTCATTCATCCAATCACAATGAAAATTATATAATTTTTCGTCATTATCAATGCAATAGTTTTCAACACGACTATTAAAACTCATATTTCCCGATCCTTCTAAAGAGTAGAAATTACCTTTGTTCGTTTCAACGCTTAAAATTTTAGCATGAGATGAAGCAAAAAACAAATCAACTTTTGGATTGTCAACAAATAAATCTCTAGTTATTTGTTCTTTTTTTCTATGCGCTTTGTTTCTAAGATTTGACATTAATATTTGACATTTACCGATTAATTCATCTTTAATCATTTTGTCAATCATTAACGCTGCTTCTCCATTAATTAAATAAACTACTATTTGAGCATTTTTAATACCTTCTTTTTCTGCAATGTATTTTAAAAAAACCGCAGCGTTAAATGGTCTAAAAGTTATAATTTTTAACTGCTCATTTTTTTTAGGCAATCCAATTTCTTCAACTTTTTGAATTACTTTGTAAGTTTTTTCAATAAACTTTTTGTACTTAGAATCTTCTAAGCTTTCAAGTCCTGAATCATTAGCATCTTTTTTGACATTTATTAATTCATTTTCATGACTCCATGATGTTTCTGAATCCCATCCCATAATTACAAATTTACAATTTTTACTTCACAATTCAAAGATATTGCTATTTTGGTTATAACTCAATATTTGGATATATACCTTAAATTTACTAAAAAAAACATAAACACCGCACTAAATAGCACGGTGTTTTGTCTTTGAATTATTGGTTACTCAGGGTTATACGGAATTACGTCCACCACCTTTGTTTCTTTTATCTCTTTGATTTCGTAGGTTACTACCATGTCTTTGAGACATTCCTTTAAACGTTCATCTGCTTGCTTTACTGATTCAGCAGAAATAAACATCTTATGGCGAACTTTCTTTTCTTTACCTGTATCTCCATCTACTGAAACATAGCTCATAATTCCAGAATACCACGTGTCAGAATCTTCATAAAGGAATATATCCGATATGTTTTGACGTTTAATTGACTCGATATGAAATTCTCCTTTCACATCCTTTCCGATTGATTCATAAATGCGTGCCTCTGCATCTGTGAAGCTTACCGCGTCTAATAGATAGGGTTCTGTTACCCTTTTTAGTCTTCCGTCCTCTAGTTGTCGAACGTACTTGACTTTTACTTCGTACCAATTGTTTTGATTCATATTTACTTATTTTAATTTACGATTTTACTTTGTTTTTATTATTTCTTTTTTGTTTGTCATTGTTTAAAGTTTTAAATGGTTTTTATTTGTGTGTTATGCCTCATTGCATCCCAAACGCTCTTTCAACCAGAGCCTAAATTTGTATATAGCACTTGAAGCGCTGCAATCACTGTTTACACCAATGTTTTCATCAAACCATTTTTCGGTTTCGCCATCGCTCGGCAACGAAGGCATAACATTGGCTAAATCACAATTATTATTAACTGCGTCCAGTTTT